AGGCGCTCTGCCTTTTTCATTCATAATCACCGATAAAGTATTTGTGAAAATCTTCAAACCTGTACCTGAGCAAATCAAGGCCCATCGCGGTGTCCCAACCATCACCAATTTCAGCCATTTCGCGCATTTGACCTGAGTCATAACGAGCCGATTCGCGCAACGAAGTCAGTGACGTAATGCCCATAGTTAATTTCATTGACCAACTGCGAACAGTGACTTGTTTGATGCCCGTCGCACGCTCTATCGCCACTGGCCGATGGCCTAGCGCGAGCATTTTCATGGCTTTGGCCTTGGCCTGTTCATCTATCAAGCAGCGTCCTTTTTGTTGCCCGATGGGAATGGAACGTGCAAGCCGAACTTATCTGAGAAGAATCGGTTTAATACGTCATAAACTTGCGTCACTTCATCCCGCTCTAACTTGGTTGACGATACCTTGTTAAATTGCCCCTTCTGCGCCTCATTCCAAATAAACTCTTTGGCCGTTTGCTTCGACCAAGGTATGTCCATCTTGTGAGCCAGTACCCGCTTCATATCAAAGCCACTGGCGTTAAGATGTGCCGCCAAATGTTCACAGTAAAGGTGTATTGAATTGTTCTGCGGTAGGGTGCGCTGCTTGCCTGTTGACCATTTCACCTGAACGTATTTTTTATCAGAATATAATTCGCGTAAATGCGTAATGAAATTCTCAAGGCTGGCATCTGAATTTACTGTCCAATGCTGGCCTGTCATATCGCCGCCGCCCACTGACTAAATGGCAACCGCTGCAATCGCATAGACAGTCGTATATCCCAAGGCTCGATTTTCTCGCTCAATGGCTTAAAGCGATAATTAGGCAAGTCGTAGATCATGTAATCCTCAAGCGGGAAATGATGCCGAGAACACGCACCGATTCGCCTGATAGAATCTGCTGACACGCCTGTGCTGGCCGTGATTGACCAATTAGACTCGCCACCATGCCTACGCCGTAAAATCGCTAGACACTCATCTTTGTTTAATACTTTCACGCCATCGCCCATGTCATTGCTTCCTTGCCTGTCACGCCGCAGGGACGCTTGTGTGGGTTGAACAAAGAGCCTTTAGCGCGTAGCTCAGGTAATCGCCTAGCAAACTGGTAACGGTCATATCGGTCGGATAACTCGGCCAACTCACTGCTTGTGTGACCTTCGTGTTCAGCGACAAACTTACGCATGGCTATGCGCTGCGCATCGGCTTCATCCTGAACTGCGGCGTATGCTTTTAGGCTTGTTGTTTGCATGACGTTTTCCTTTTTCTATTTGCTTTATTAACTGACTTAGCGATCATCTCTTTCATAAGTGATGTGTGACCGCCAGATTCGCCGTGTGAGCACTGCATGACCTCTCCCCCACCGTTGATGAAGGCATTGTGTAATTCATCGTTATACGGGCTTGTAGGCTTAGGCTTGGCTAGGTAGTCTTTCATGAGTTCAAATCCGCGTGGCTCACATAACCACGCGCCATGTTGAATCGGCGTTGTTCAGACTCAATGGCTTGGATGGTGATCAGTGAACGTTCATATTCTTCAAGCGTTTGATGGCCAGCTTCTTGGTGAAATTTAAGTAATTTAATGTCACCCTTGATAGCTTTCTTGCGGTTTTCTTCGCTTACTTTTCTGCTGCCACCTAAAACTGCTGTGTCTACAGCGTTTTTCAATACTGGCGTTACCTTGCTTTCTTCACCTGTGATCATTTAAAAAGTCCTTTTAGTGCTGACAAAGCGGAATCGCCTGTCTCTTGGTTTTGTTGTAATTCTTCTTCCGTTGGAATGTGTGCTTGCTGCTCGATAGCAGTAGCAATCGGTAATTCAAAATCCTCACCCGCCATCACTTTGCGTAGTGTCACCGTGTAGTTGTGATCAAACTGCTTGTTCGTTGCGTCACCAGCAGTGCTTTGCTTGAGATTAAAGAAACCTGTTTGACTTGCTGCGTGATATACGGCTGGGTGCGTCCATTTGCCCCGTAATGCCATGTGCGCTTGGTTGCAGGCTTCGTTGTACGCGGCTTGATTGTTTGGCAGGCCAAAGGCTTCGGGTGTGGGCTTACACCACTTGATAAATTTGCCGACACTGGGAAAGAAGTCTGACTCACTTGCCCTTGCCATTCGCATACCCAGCTTAATTTCATTAAGGCTAGTGATACCCGATTCCATCAAGCCTTTCGTCCAAACCTTCTTGGCTAGACTTAACTCTTTGTCGCTAGGGAATGCTTGCTTCCACGCTGGGAAACTCGCCTGCAACGATTTAAATATGTCGTTAATCTGCCATGCGGCTTGCTCAGATAGCGTTTCAACGGGGCGCTCATGTATTTGGTTAACAGTCGGGTTGATCAATGCGGCTGCGGTTCTCATAATATTTCCTCCAAACTTCCAGCCCACTCAATGCTGTCGTTACTCATGCCGCTTGGCCTTGGTAGCGGCGTTAGCCAGATTGTGTCGTTGATAAATCTAGTAATTCCAAGCGCAAACCCATGTGCAGACGTTGACCAATTTTGTGGGTCAGCAATTGCAGCTTGGGTTAGCCAGTGATTAGCTAAGTCGGCATCATGGTCAGTTAACTTTGCAGCTTTCCAAGTCTTCCACGCTTGGCTATCATTCCCGCCTTTACGATGGGCTGGATAGGATGCAAAAAACTGTTTGAATGAATTAGGCTTACTAACACGTATCTTGATTACCTTTCCCCCTTGGGGGGTTAGGGGGGTGTTTGATAAGTTAGTAGCTTGATTAGTATTAGTAGTAGGATATGTCGGATTCATTTCCGAGTTATTTTCGGATTCATTTCCGAGTTTCTTCGGATTTAAATCCGTATTTGTAGGCAACTCGGATTCATTTCCGACATAGTGATTCGGATTTGCTTCCGACATAGTGTTTGATAGGTATGTTTTGCCCTTCTCGGTGACTTTAATACAGTCCTTTTTACCGTCTTTCTTGTAGTCAATAAGGCCCAAATCAGCCAATGCTTTTAGGTGGCGATATGCAGTATCAGGCTTCAACCCAAGTATCGGTAGTTCCTTAACGATGGCTTGCCTAGCGACCCAGTAGTAGACCTCACCGTCAATCTGAGTAGGCTTGGCCCATGTGCTAGCCGTAGTCAGCAAGTCAAAGATCATAGCTTGATTGATATTAGTTAAACCTAGATCGATTGCTTTGGCTTGATTGACGTAAATGGTGTATTTCATGCTAACGCCCTCTTATCAACTCTCTCGCCCTCTGTTGAGATGCTATCGAAAGCAGCCGATAATCCATGAAACAAGCGTTCTTGTTCGATGAGGTCATTAGCGATGAGTAAATTAATTCGTTCAGTTTTGGAAAAACCTAGAGCCGCACATACTTTGGAAAACTGCGCGTCCTTATCAAAGTCGATGTTGACTGTCATTTTGTACTTCTCAGACATTAAGCCACCGCCCCTGACTGTTCAGTTGGATCTGTTTGATTCATTAGCTCTTGAATCTGATAAGCGCGCAGGGGTGGAACATATTCACCCCACTGGCAAACGGCGCTATGCTGAATATCAAGAGCATCGGCTAGTTTTTTAACGCCGCCAAATTTTTCAATGGCTTCTTTTTTGAGTATTTTCATATTATGAATGTTAGCGCACTTACAATCGGGTTGCAACCCCCACTAACCGTATTTAAGTGTAAGCTAGCTAACATTGGTAACGGCGGTAAAACTCTTATGGATTTAGGAAGTCGAGTTAAACAATTAAGAAAAACTCAAGGTTGGTCGCAGTTGGAATTATCCAAGCGCACAGCCATCAGTCGGGGGCGCATAGCCCAATTAGAAACTAACCCAGTAGCGGAGGTAAAAGGTGAAACATTAATGTCATTGGCACGAGCATTTAGTTGTACCACAGAAGAACTTTTGTCTAGTGGTGCGCTCGACTCTATGTCGGGATTAAAATTGCAGCCTATAATGAGGAAAGCACCTATCTTAGATTGGCAGGATTTGCCAGATATACTAAAAGGAAAATTAATGCTTGAGAGTAACTCATGGGTCGGATGCCCGCATAGCATAAGTGATAACTCCTTTGCACTGGAAGTGCAAAATGATGTCATGACCAGTAACACAGGTCGATCATACCCCACAGGGACGTTGATTTTTGTGGATCAGGATCGAAAACCCAAAACAGGAGATAGAGTAATAGCAATTAATCGAGAAACGAAAGAGTCTGTTTTTCGAGAGTACGTTGTAGACGGTGGAGTCAGGTATTTGAAGCCGCTCAACACTGCATATCCGATTCAGCAATGCAGCCAAGACACTCACATTATCGGTGTGGTGGTCGGCTCATATATGGCCGAGTGATTTTTATGATCTTTTTCAACCGAGCGCGGGCAAAAATACGCAGCAAAGTAACGAAATGGAGCCAGCGAACATTGTGGTTTTTTCCGTTAGTGACGCCGCTATTGCAATTGCTTACGCGTGTGATTGCGTTGCTGCCACCAATCCCCATGATCGGTTGCCGATACATAGGCGCAGCTGATTGCGACAATTGCGAAACCCCGCCACCCCGATAAGGCTGTAGCCCACCTCGATCTAACCCCTCCCCCACCACCACACTGCACAACCAACTAACCTTTTTATTTATTTTTGCCCTCCCCGCTTGCATTCTAATGTTAGTATGCTAACATAGGTACTGTAAGCGCAATAACCAAGGGAGCAGCACAATGAACTTATCAGCCGCATCAAACACAACAATCGAAGCCGCAGCGCAGAGCTACCGCGATCAGCAGCTACTTGACTACATTGATAGCAACGATTGTGATTCAGACGTAAGTGTATTTGATGAGTTTTCATCACTAACCTCAATTTCAAACGAGATGAAAATGGAGCAGCAAATCACCTTCCAACGAAGCTGGGATTGCGAAGCCATAGTTTACGACTTGTTTGATGTAATTAGTGACCGCCTTGAGAGCGATGAAGACGATCAAAAGCTGATTTGCTCAACATTCCTCGCCGCATTATTCAACGCCGACAAAGGTGAAGCAGCTACCGAGCTAGCCCAAAGTATTGATCTTGACGGCTGGATTCAGGATTACTTCAAAGGCAAGCAGAAGCAGGAAAAGCCTTACTACATGACTGCGCCGAACTTAGACTTTTTAAATGTTAGGAGTGCTTAACCATGAGCTATAGCGATTTTATTCTTTCAGTTCTTGGCGCTTTGATGGGCGCTGGGTGTGTAATTTGGTTCACTGCGGGAATCATCGCATGAGCGATATTTGCCTGCTAGTGATCGTATTAATTTTAAGTGGAGTGCAGATATGAACATTACTAAATTGTGTGCCGAAATTCAGGCTGGTTTGAGCTGGAGAGATGGCGAAGGTTGGGACTCTAATCCTTATCACCCTAAGCATCAAGCCGAGGCTTATCGTGCTTTCGCGTTGAAGTGGGAAGAATTACAGCGTCAATCTGACGATGCTTATCCAAGAGAGGTAGCGTAATGACTATTCAAGAAAAGCTAGCAACAATCCAGCGGGAGCTTCATGCCCCAAAGGGCCAAATCAATAAGTTCGGCGGCTACCAGTACCGTAGCTGCGAGGATATTCTTCAAGCGGTTAAGCCGTTGCTAGGTGGGTGTGCTTTAACGATTACTGACGAACTTGTTTTTAGCGGGATGCTGGAAGATGAAATTATTGGCGCTGGCGACAAGGCCATGAAGGTGCAGACGCAGCGTGTCTACATTAAAGCGGTCGTTACTCTAAGCGATGGCAAAGACTCTATCACCACCTCAGCAATGGCGCGAGAGGCATCTATTAAAAAAGGTATGGATGCAAGCCAAGTATCGGGGGCGGCCTCAAGCTATGCCCGTAAATACGCCCTTAACGGCCTGTTTGCCATTGACGATAACAAGGATGCCGACACAGATCAGCACCGCAGGACGGTAGACGCTGGCCAAGATATGAGTTTGGAAGGTTTAGCATCCAGCCCAGTAGAAGAGCCAGAGAAACGGATTGATAAAGTCTTAATGCAAAAGTCTTTAGCTGCGGTTGTATCGTTTTACGACTCAGAAGATGAGGCTGGCTTAAAAGAAGTATGGCAAGAATTGGAACGCCATGAGCAAGCCTTTTTATGGAAGCAGTTGAACACAAAGCAGCATACCAAAATTAGAGAAGTTACATTTATTAAGGAGAAAGCAGCATGAGTCAGTACGACAACAGTAACAGAGGCAGCGTTTGGAAGAATGAGGATCGTAAATCCGACTCGCACCCCCAGTTTAAGGGAATCGCAGAGGTTAATGGTGTGGAATATTGGGTGTCGGGGTGGCTACGCAAGCCAGACGCTAACCCTAAAGCCCCCGCGATGAATTTCAGTTTTTCTGCAAAAGAAAACCAGCCGCATTCCCAGCCGCCACAGCAATCGTCGCAAGTTCAGCAAGCAAAGGCTGCGGTGATGGGCGGGTTTGATGCGTCGTTTGACGACGATATTCCATTTTAATTTTAACAGGGGCTAGGCTATGAGCAATCTCAATATCGCATTGACTTCATCAACCGATCAGGAAATTTTAGACGAGCTGCAACACAGAGGGCAGGCGCTTAAATTCTCTCGGCAAGGTTTGCCTCAGCCGTCCAATTTGGGCCGACCCTGTTGGTCGCAAAGCTGCAATGTTGAGAACTGGGATTGCAGAGCAAAAGTCGAGCAAGCGGCTGAAAGCCTGCGGGAACTAGAGTACACAGGCGACAAGGTAGAGCCAACTTTATGACATTGAAAGAAAAGCTGGCTGCGGCGCAAAAGCGTTTGCAGCTAGAGCAGGAAAGAGAGATTTACTTAGAGGCTGTTAAATCAGGCAGCCGATTTGCTGAGTTCTACCAAGGCAAAGCAGACGCGATTAAGAGGGAGTTAGACGAATGACTTGGAGCTTCACAGAGGTCAATCTGCTGCGCGACAACTATGGTGTATTGCCAGTTGTCGCTATCGCTGGCTTGTTAGGCAAGCAGCCAAACACCGTCGTTAAAAAGGCTGGCGTAATGGGGTTGAAGTCTGGCCTGCCTCACGCGGTTAAACTGCCTGTCGGCTCGATAGCAACACTCAGAGCACATGGCTACTCTGCGCGGAAGATCGGGCGGCTGATCGGCTGCTCACACAAGGGCGTGCGATACGCGGAACAGAACCACACGATATTAGAGGTTAAGTGATGAATCAGTTAATGAGTGAAGCGGAAGTGGCTCAAATTACGGGCTACGATATGCTGTCAAAGCAGTGCCAAGTGTTAACTGACCACGGCGTGTTCTTTGTTAAAGACCGCAATGGCTGTCCTCACGTAACTTGGTATTGCTTTAACCATCCTACGCATTTGCGATTTAATAACGGGCAGGCGCATAATGATGGCTATGACAGCGAACCTGACTTCTCTCACATGGAGTGACGCATGACACCAAGAAAGCGCACCAAGGGCCACGACTGGCTTCCTAGCCGATGCTATATGGGTAGAGCTTCGTATGAGTACCATCCTAAAGCAGGCGGCTCAATCAAGCTAGGCAAGCTCACAGAGCCAAAAGAAATTATCTTGGCAAAATACCATGCGGCGGTTGCGCTTCATTCTGAGCCAACAGGGGCATTTGCCCAGCTAGTGCGTGAGTATTTTGGCGGTGCAAATTATTTAGCTCTTGGAGTTAGAACCAAGAAAGATTATACAGGCTACGGCGAGCGCTTGAATAAGACGTTTGGCGGGATGAATAAGCACAGAATTAAGCCGCACCACATTCGTCAGTACATGGATAAGCGGAAGTCTAGCTCATTGGTTCAGGCTAATCGTGAGCACTCGTTTCTAAGTGCTGTTTTTTCGTGGGGTTATGAGAATGGCAAAGTTAAGGTTAACCCAGCCAAGGGCGTGCGTAAATTTACCGAGCCTCACCGTGATCGCTATATCGAGAATTGGGAGTATGACGCTGTGCTGGCAGAGGCGTACATTAAGTGGCCCCTACTGGCTGCGGCTATGGAGATTAGTTATTGTTGCGCATCACGAAAAGCAGACGTTTGGAGCCTAAAGCGTAGTCAGCTACGAGAAGAGGGTATTTATATAAAGCAAGGCAAAACAGGCGTTAAGCAAATCAAAGAATGGAATCCGCGACTAAGGGCGGCTGTTGATCTGGCTCTTTCGATTCAAGAAGTGCCGAATTTCAAGCTGGTTTTTTGTGATAAGAAAGGCAATCACCCCGCACTCGGTACGCTAGGCAATTGGTACGCCAAGGCGAGAGCGTTAGCAAAAGAGAAATATATCGGCCAGTGGGAGACTGATTTCACCTTTCACGATATTAAGGCGAAATCAATTTCCGACTACGATGGTGACAAACAACAATTGTCTGGCCATAAAACTGCTTCTCAAGTTGCGATCTATGACCGCAAAGTAAGGGTCACACCGACCCTAAAATGACGCCTAACTGTATGGATAACCAATACTGTATATTAGGCGAAATATTAGGCGGTGTTAGGCGGGTAGTAGTCACTATCGCTACAACCCGCATGAGAGTGGAGGCCGAACGCGGAGTCGAACCGCGGTAAACGGATTTGCAATCTGATTGATTATCCTTACAAAACAAGCATTTAACCCATATACGCCTAACAAAATCAGATTTATAACCCCACTAAATGCGGGCGTTTTGATTTCTCAAACCACTGTATATTAGGCGAAGCAAAAAAGACCCTTCCCCGTTTTGTTGAAAAATATTATTATTATTTTCCCATGTACTTTTAATTTATTTTTCTGATAACCCTTTACATCATTATGTTATGTATATACAATACATACATGAGTTAGGGAATTAGCTCACCGACCAAGCGGTACTTGGATAGGAGAATATTATGAGCAGCTACACAAATAAAGACCTCAAAGAAGACACAAAGAGTGCCGAAGAAAAGAAATACAATGAAGACATAGCTAAGTGGCTACATAGCAGGCCAGAAGTGGGAATGTTAAATAGTGGTAAGTTTTACATTCACGCTGGCCCTGATCGCATCTATACAGAAATTGAAGCGTTTTCAAAATAACAAACGGGGCTTCGGCCCCACAGGGAATTTGCATGGATAACGAACACGGCAACACAGGCAATCAAAGCGCGGTTAAGGATAACCCGAAAACCTCTATCCTGAATGTTCGGTGTACACCATCAGATAAAGGCAATTGGGTTCATGCGGCAGGCGGTCAGAAGTTGGCCGAGTGGGTGACGGCTGCGCTTAATAATGCGGCAAAAAAGGAGGATTAATTATGACAATACTAGAAGACTTAGCTAATGAAACTCGCATTTTATCTGAGCGTCATCATCTTGAGCTATCCGAGATAAAAGCTAATTTAAGTCAACTTATAAGAGAAAAGGATAAACTTAAAGCGGAGGCTGCTGAAAATGCGTTAGAGATAAGCCTAGCTAACGAATCAAGGATTGCTAAATCCAAAGAAATAAAAGGAATAGAGCAAGGTGTGAAGCAGGATTATGTACTAAAAGCTATTAGAAAAGGAATACCGATTTCATCCATAGCGGAAAGCCTTGGGGTCGGCAATAGCAGAGTTTTTCAAATTCGTGATAGAGGATTAAGAATTGCTGAGATATTGAAGAAGCAATAATTAAGGGCGGCCTTTGATTGAATTTGCAGCATTCACACCAAAGCTGGCACTAACAATCGCAGCCCAACTTGTCGTAATAGGCAGGAATAGCCCCGCCATCATCTCTGTAGCCTTTGCTGCGCCAATGGTATCGCCTACTGCGAATGCTTGCATAAAACCTAGTGTCACCATGGCAATCAGATAAAATCCATACGCCCAACAAGCAAAGCGGGATAGATCGCGCCTCATTAAGCCGTTTGGGTCGAGGGTCTTTATCATCAACGCTTTAGCTTCTGCCGATTCCATATCGGTTTCAATGAACTCAGAAGCGATACGCTCAACCGATT